CCGCCAGAAGGGTTCTTGCCCTCCTTGCGAGTCCAAGCACCTGACATGGCAATCTCCAAAATATTGGGCGGGGTCTTATCCCCGCCCAGTATAATTAGTCGATGTCCTTGTCCTTATGCTCACGCGGCTCAGTGCCAGCGTGGGCGGACGAGAGCGGGCTCATGTCAGAACCAGCACGGCCACCACCCTTGCGGGGCTTGCGACCAGCATGGTGCATGGCATGCATACCATGAACCTTGCCGACATGCTTCTTGTGCCCCTTCTTGACATGGCCGCCACGCTTGCGCTTCTCGGCCTCGCCTTCGACGTTGGGGGCGTTGTCGTAACGGGTGGGCTTGGACTTCAAATCCTCTTCCCATTCGTCACGGCCCTTAGCAGGAGAGTCCATCTCGCCGCCATGAGCCTTGTGCTTACGATGATGAGCCGACTTGTGACCCACTTGATGACCCATATGACCCTTCATTGGTCTCTCCTATTAGGTGTACTGGCCGTTAGAGTAGCTGTTGAACGACTGGATGTAACGAACAACCAGAGTGCCAGCACCCGATCCGGTATTGGTTGAAGTGATAACAAGCTGGACGTCAGTAGTGCCGACGTTCAGCCAGTTGCCGATCTGCGTAGAACCAGTTCCGGGGCTGGCAGTAACGCGGCCAGCCGCAGAACCATCAACAGCGGCAGCGGTAGTAAACGCCGTGGCCGATGCAGTGTCGCCAATACCCAGAGTCTTGGCAGTTCCGGTCCAAGCAGTTGTCACATACAAATCAATTGCGACAATCAAACTATTGGCCGGGATAACAATAGACATAGTGAACACACCAGCCGACGTTCCATTAGTCGCCTGAGTGATCGCCTGCGCCTGAACCATTTCGCAGAATCCGACATTCTGCTGACCGCTGCTACCACCAACGCCAGCAAGGTTGCCCGTGCCGTCACTGTTGAGAACATTGCCCGCCAGAACCGGACCCGTAAAGACTGTACTAGACATGTTGTCTCCTTTGGGGCTTCCCCTCCCGTTTTACGGGGAGGGGATAGTGCCGGTTACGAGGTGGGGGTCGAGCCGTAGATGGACCGCCAGTTGTAGTAGCCGAAGCTGTAACGCTCGTAGCCCTTGACCAGCAGGTTGTCCGTCACGAAGTCCACCTGCATGTCCGTCTCGAACTTGATACGTTCCATGTAGGACAGGCCGTCGATGTTCGTGAGCAGGAACCACGCATAGGCCGACGTCAAGAAGTCGTTGACCATGTAGGATTCCGGCAGACCGCCAGCAGTACTCAGGATGGCGTTCACATCGTTGTCCGCAGTACCCGGACGCAGCTCAGTCTTTGTCAGACGGATAGCAACCGGCTCAAGCTGCGGGGGAACAACCAGCTTACGACCACGGGCAAACACCTTCAGGCCAGCGTTGTCCTTGAAGTTCGTGCGGATCGCAATCATCGCGTTCAGCAGCGTAGCTTCGTTAAGGTCAACCTGAGTCGCCGGAGTGTTAGCAACCGTGCCACCATCAATCGGGTGGTTCACAAGCGTACCCGACGAATTGTAGCCCAACAGCGACACGCCGTCACCGCCAATAGCGGAGTTGTAGGTCGTGGAGGTGTTCAGGATGTTCGCGCCATAGATTTCCTTGGTCTGCTGGAAGGACTCGATCAGACCGAGGTTCGACGGGTGGAACTGCGTCTTGTACAGGTTATCGTCAACAGCCTTGCGAGTGATCGCATAGCCAAGGGCGATTTCCGTGTGTTCCTGATTGTAGACAAACCGCTCACCAGCGCCGTTATCGAACGCCGTCTGACCGCCTTCGGTCTTGAGCTGGGCCAGACCGAGGTACCGCATGTCAGCGGTGCGTTCGAGCGCCATGTTCGAGTTATGCTTGGTGAAGATTTTATCGTACTGAGATGGGATCATCTCGTACTTGCCTTCTACGCCGCGAAGTCCGGGGAGCAGAAGGTCTTTAATTGCTGAAAGATTAACAGCCATTGGTCATTACTCCTTAGCTGATGCCGGTCGGACCAGCACCATTGGTGCGGGTCAGAGCGTTGTTAAAGCCGACAACAACCCAGTTGTAAGCCGTGGTCGGATCAGCGCCATTGGAACCCGGCGGGAACGTGATCAAATCCGTCACGATGAACGGGAAGGTCGCGGTCGTCGCAAGAGAGTTCAAATACGCGCCAGACTGGCCGGTATTGGTGTTGCCAGTGCCGATGGCAAACTGAGCGTACTGACCAACCGGGCTCGAGGTCCAGTTTGTCAGGGTGCCAGAGATGTTGAAGGTCGTGCTGTTGCCCATGACCAAAAAACGAGAGTTCGGGTCATTCACAACATACGCAATCACATCGCCAGTCGCGTCCGAGCCGGGCCAGTAAGCGGACCAAACGGTGCGCTTCTGCGAGGTCGAGAGATACTGGCAACCAACAAAAATACCCGCAAGCGGGTAAGCGTTGGACGGGTTGGCCTGAGTGATATAGCCGTTAGCGGTGCTTTCCACCGGCATTACGGGGTCGCCCGTATAAATAGCGGTGCTGTTAGTCGAAGCAATTCGCAGCGTTACTTGAGCAAAAGTGGGGGCTCCACCAGCGCCGCCGTAGTACTGTCGAAAACCAAATGGCGTATTAGTGTTCGCCATGACGTACTCCTTTGAAGGAGCCCATCACATCGCACAACGGGGCGAGGATAAGGCAGGGATTGGGTTGTCTCTCCACAACGGGGGAGAGAAAGCGTTGTCGCTTGTCTACAAGAAGTACCCAACTTGAACTGGCGCGCAAGCGTACATAAAGTAACAAAAAACCCCCGCCAGTTTCCCAGCGGGGGCTGCTGCAAGGCGTAATTTGTTAGTCCTTCGGAATAGGCATCGGCTCGAAGGATTTGTTGATCTTCGCGCGAGCCTGTTCGTGGTCTCGCTCAAACTGACCCTGCGGGGCGCTGTTAAGCTGGCCCTCCTTGATCCTGACCTGATCTTTGGCGGCGCGGCGATCAAGATTGCGGAAGTGATCCGTAATCTCCTGCGGACGCTGCATCAGGATCATGCCCTTGCGCTCAATAGTGCCGCCCTTGTACCCGGCAGCCATCATGTCCTTGTGGCGATTGGCTGGAACAGGCTCCCAGCCAGTACGCTCAAGCTGACTGCGGTAGGCCGGGTCTTCCTGATTGAGGATGGTGTGCCGCTTCCATTCGTAGGTCCAGCCATCAGGGGCGCGGGGAGCGCGAAACTCGTCGATGCCGGGAGCCACATCATCAACATGGCCCATGATTTCCTTGGCGCGACGAGCAGCGGCAATGCGCGGGTCTTCTTCACGCATCTCAGCCCTCATAGCAGGACGATCATTAGTAACAGGTAGTTCTGGATCGCTCCGGCGGCGGCCTCGGCGTACAGGCTTGGGTGCTTCGTTTTCCATTTTTGTCTCCGTTAGTGGGTGATTCTGCCAGCCGCGATCAATTCGAGCTTGTTCTTGGCGTACTCTTCAGGGGTTTGGCCCATCATTTTAGCCATTTCTGCTTCTTCCTTGGTCAGGCGGGCCGTCTGGCGGCCAGTGCCAGTCCCGCTGCGGCTCACAGGAGTAGCCGGTGGCGCAGTGCGTCGTTGCACAGGAGCCGAAGCATCCGACATGGCGGATTCCTGCGCTTCCTGCCGCTTGGGCGAGATTTTCAGCGTGTCCTCGACAAACTGGAAATAGTCGTCGCTGTCAGCCGGGATGCCGTCCGCCACGGCGATGTTGTGGGCGGCAATCATCTTTTGCTGGAGCCGGGGATCGGTAACACACTGGGGATGCGCCCTAACCCAAGCCGCAGAGCGCGGGGAAAGCTGGGACGCAAACTGCTCCACCGGGTCCACAGGGGCCTGATATTGCTTCTGCGGGGGGTTCTTGATTTCCTTTTCCAGTGCCTCCTTGCCCAACTGCAACTGCTGCAATCGGGAAGACGTCTCAGACATCGCATATTGGATTTCAGCCGCCTGCTGGTGGTCCCCATTGGAAAGGGCAGCCGCCAGCGTAGCCTTCTGGATTTCCACTTCGCGCTTTTGGGCATCAATGGCACTGCTGATCGTGTACAGATTGGCCTGCTGGGTATTCATATCGGCCTTTTGGGCCTGACGATCACTTTCCTGCGCCCGGTATTCAGCCTCCACCCTTGCGCGATTTGCCGCCTCAAGCTGCTCCTTGAGGTGTTTCAACGCCAGATCAGCATCAGACGGGCCAGCCTCAACCGGCTCGCTCTCTGCGACTTCTACCTTGATCTCATCCTTGTGTTCTTCGGGGAGCTCTACAATCAACTCTTCCTCTTTATTGTTTGTTCCTGTTTTGTTCTCATCTTTTTTCATGGGTAACTCCTTACCAAATTGTGTCGGGGTGTACGACCTTGCCGCGCACGGATGTGTCATCCAGC